TATGATTGTTACTCCTCCTGAGAAACAATTTGTTATGCCAGAAGCAGAGATTAACTTCTCTTTAACTTCAGAGGATTTTGATTGGATTCTCCGTGCCGCTTCTGTTCTTTCTTCACCACATATCGCAATCGAATCTGATGGTAAGAAAGTAAGTATCGTTACACTAGATTTGCAGAATGATTCTGCTCATACTGATGCACTTGAAATCGCAGAAGGCAATGGCAACAAGTTTAAGATGATTTTCAAAACTGAAAACATTAGTAAAGTTATGCCTGGTTCTTATGAAGTTGCAATCTCATCTAAAGGTGTATCGCATTTTGAAAACAAAAATGTTCCACTTCAGTATTATATTTCTACTGAAGCTGGTTCTAAATTTGAAAAGGCGTAATTATGTCTCTTAAACTATTTACAAATTCAGCAGAAGGTTTTGAAAAAACTCCTATTGCAATCAATCCATCATTCATTGTCTCTGTCTTAGAAAGAAAAGTTACAGTTGCGGGTGGAGAAGGAAATAGAGAAGAAAAGACTACAATTCTTTTCGGTGGTGATAAAGGTACATGGACAGTCGAAGAAGATTTTTTGACTGCTGTTGCTCGCCTTAATGAGCGTGACTGATTTTTTATTATGATGTATTATGTGAAGGACTTATATTATGGAACATCTTTTGTGGACCGAGAAGTATCGTCCTCAAGCAATCGAAGATTGTATTTTACCAGAACGCCTGAAACATCCATTTCAGGAGTATGTGAATCAGAAACAGATTCCTAATTTACTCCTAAGTGGTGGTGCAGGCGTAGGTAAAACCACAGTAGCAAAAGCTATGTGTCACGAAATTGGATGTGACTACATGGTTATTAACGGTTCTGATGAATCTGGTATCGATGTATTCAGAACCAAAATCAAAAACTATGCTTCATCTATGTCGTTATCTGGTGGTCGCAAGGTCATCATTATCGATGAGGCAGATTATCTAAATCCAAATTCGACACAACCTGCGCTTCGTAATGCAATCGAAGAATTTGCAGGCAACTGTTCGTTTATCTTTACATGTAACTACAAGAATCGAATCATCGAACCACTCCATTCACGGTGTGCAGTTATCGAATTCGGTTTGAAGAATGGTGAGAAGGCCAAGATGGCATCTGCATTTTTCAAACGAATTCAATCAATTTTGCAAAGTGAAAAAGTTGAGTATGATGACAAGGTTATTGCAGAACTTGTTAAGAAACATTTCCCAGACTTTCGCCGTGTTCTAAATGAGTTGCAACGATACTCACAGTTTGGTAAGATTGACACAGGAATTCTTTCACAGATTTCTGATGTTTCTATTACCGAGATTGTGAAGTTTGTTTCATCTAAAGATTTTGGTTCGATTAGAAAATGGGTTGCATCAAATGAGATTGATAGTAACACCCTTTTCCGTAAGTTGTATGATGCAATGTATGATACAATGAAACCACAATCTATTCCACAGGCAGTTTTAATTCTTGCAGATTACCAGTATAAAGCTGCGTTTGTTGCAGACCAAGAAATTAATACTGTGGCATGTTTGACAGAGCTAATGGTGAATTGTGAGTTTATTTGACGATTCTGTACCAACTAAGTGTTGTATCTATTGCCAACAAGAAAAACCTTTTTCTGAATTTGCAAAACATCCAACACGATATGATGGACATGATGGAAGATGCAAGTCTTGTATCAAAGAAAGATCCGATTTAGTTAAACATATTCGGCGAACTGCACCACCAATGTCGTTAGTTTGCGACTGTTGTGGTAAAGAACAAGGCGGTCATAGTAATCACAAGAAAACTAAATTGTGTTTAGACCACGATCCAAAGACCAACAAATTCAGAGGTTGGTTGTGTAATCAATGCAACACTGGTATTGGTCTTTTGGGTGACAATCACGATTCACTTATAAGAGCAGCCAATTACTTATTGGGAAAAAATAATGAATCACATTTTTAATGGACTATTTGAATGGATAAAAGATGATTGGAACTCTAATCGTTATCGTTTTGTTGTTGAATTGTTTGCTTGGTTTATTAGCATTGGTTGTAGCATTACAATGGCTCTCACGGTACCGAATCCTCCGTTACTTGCTTTATATCCTGTGTGGATCCTTGGTTGTGCTCTTTATGCTTGGGCTGCTTTTACTAGGAAATCTTTTGGCCTCCTTGCTAACTATCTTCTACTCACTACAATCGATACCTTTGGTTTGATAAGGATGCTTGCATGAGTGATGTTAGTCAAATCATTTCTCTGATTGTTGAAGCACAAAACATAGCAAAGACAAATGGTTACAATAATATATTGCAACCAGGTTTCATTAAAGAGATGATTGTGGCAGACATACTTGGTCATCAGGTACATAGAACTAAACATGAACCTGATGCTTATGACAAGGTTGACCCTAACATCAAGTATGAATACCTCAGTTGTTTTGAAAATGGTTCTTTCCAGTTTGACCGAATGTTCAAAAGTCCGGTTGAAAAGAGAAATAAGTCTTTACAAAGAATCACCAGAAATAGTAAAATATACTGTGCAATTTTTGAAAAAGAGTCGCCACTCAATGTGTTGGAAATCTATGAATTGGAAACAGATATTGTTTTAAAAGAAACAGAAAGACAGTTAGATTCCAGTTCAAATGATATATCGCATGTTGGTTTTGGCATTAAGTGGGTAACTAATAACGGTAATAAGGTATATTGATGAGCAATCCTTTTGATTATGTTAATGCGATATTACAAAATAAGAAACAAATAATTACTGACGATATCACGGAGAAAGACTATAATGCTTTCATTGTGAATCGAAGTCTTTCCTATCATAAAGACTGTATCATGTATGCCAATGAGATGAATCGTAGGCACTTCTTGGAGAAGAAGCTACAAAACGACTTTTTACTAAATACCGTGCGGTCACAAAAAAGACCGTTTGCGAAGTGGGTTAAATCTGAGAAAAGTGACGATTTAGAATGTATTAAGACTATCTATGGTTTCTCCGACTCAAAGGCTCGTGAAGCTCTGCGCCTCCTTAGCAATGAACAAATCCAACAACTAAAAGAAAAAACCCAATTGGGTGGATTAAATAAGAGGTAATGATGGTAGACTTGACTAAATTTGTAGAGGTCAGCCTGCAAGAGCAGGATGATTTTCTGAAGGTAAGAGAAACACTTACCCGCATTGGTGTTTCTTCCCGTAAAGAAAAAGTTCTTTATCAGTCATGCCACATTCTACACAAACAAGGCCGATACTATATCGTGCATTTCAAAGAATTATTTGCATTAGATGGAAAACCATCTAATCTTACAGAGAACGATATCCAAAGACGAAATGCTATTGCTAAGTTACTAGAAGAATGGGGTCTGATAAAGATATTAAACCCTACATTGTTGATTGATAATATTGCACCACTTCATCAAATTAAGATTATTGCATTTAAAGAAAAAGATGAATGGCAACTTATCACAAAATACAATATAGGTAAAAAAACAATTGATTATTGATAACTGAGATGAATGGCAACTTATCACAAAATACAATATAGGTAAAAAAACAATTGATTATTGATAACTGATATAAATAATGAAGGCGATGCCGAATGGGTCGCCAATTTTGTAAACTCGCTTAAAAGGAGAACTATATGACACGAATTTCATTCGTTCCACTATACCAATCTACATTGGGATTTGACAAGTTTTTTGACGATGTTGAAAAACTATTGACCATGGATATTCAAAAATCAGCTTCTAATTTTCCTCCACATAACATCCTAAAACTGGATGATACACGATACATCGTAGAACTTGCCATTGCCGGATTTTCTAAAGGTGAAATCGATATTTCAGTTAATGCAGGAGTGTTGACTGTGAAAGGTGAAAAGGAAGATAAAGAAAGTGAAGTGCAATATCTACACAAAGGTATTGGCACAAGGTCTTTCACTAAGACAATTACAGTAGCCGACACGATCGAAGTAAAAGGTGCGGAATTTAAAGATGGCATTTTGCGTATTGGTTTGGAGAATGTTGTTC